ATTTCTTTTGATTGGAAGGATAGAAATCTTTTATAATAAATATTAAAATCAATATCAAATTCCTGATCAATCACATATTTTCTACTTTTTGGATCATCCCAATCCGGCTTCCATCCATTACGATAAACTTCCCTTAATTGGCTCAATTGAGCTAGTGCAATAGAGGCATGAACTTGTTCTTTAGTAGCAAAAACATTTCTGTTATTAATTTCAGTAGGTATATTACCATCATAAAGACCATAACTATCTTTATCTACCCAATACCCATTTATTATATTTAATTCCTCCCAGCTATTAGGAAGTTTTGTTTCCATTTTTTTAAGAACAATATTCTCAAAGGTGCTTTTTTCTCTATCAATCTCAAATCCTTCTGGTATCTGAGTTGTAATTNTCATATTTTCTTGCATGTTAGTCTATATTTATTCACAATATTACTAAAGATTAATTTATAATCAAAGGTTTTTAACGTTTATTTTATTCTCAAAAACATGATAAATCAGTAATCCACCTAAACTTTGAAACGTATCGATATAGTCTAATTCTTCTATATTTTTAATTAANGAACCTGTTTCAAAAATTGAGAAATACCTTTTCTCCATTTCTAAATCTGAACCAACTAAAACCCAAATACATATTTTCTCATGTTGAATTTGAAGGCTTAATATTTTAGAATCTAATGGCATTTCTATGACTTGATTGTAAGTCATTTCTAGTTCATACTTAAATATTCTATTCATTTATTTGTCTGTTTTCCCTGTTTGAATACCCAATATTACTAACGAAAAAAATCAAAACCTAATTTTTAACCATTTATTTTTATTAAATGTGAAAATATTTTTAACTCATTGATAATCAATTACATAATTTTATAAATGTAGAATTGTATGCGAACGCAATGCGAACGCATAGCGTTTTTACTTTCGCATAGAAATAAATTATGTTTTAATATTTTAGTTGTCGCAAAACCCCTGTTTTTATTTCTTTTTCATCTAATAAAATGGTTGTTTTGTAAGGTTTTTATCAAAATTAACTAATTGATAATCAGAAAGATAATGCGAACGCATAGCGAACGCATCAATTTTGCATGCGNNCGCNATGCTATATATTTCTTTTCCTTTCTTTTCTTTTAATATTTAAATAAATAAAAGAGTCGATAATTTTTTCAATTGATAAAATATGCAAATCATCAAAAATATAAATCATGTCAAAACACCTTTTTTTTAAAGATCANAAAATTTATTTTTCTTTGTTGAAATACGAAAATAAATGAACGGACTGATCGAATATAAATCCATGCACGCTGAAATCAAAGACGTTGATACGGTTTCAAAAACTGTGACGGGGTATTTTTCAGCTTTCGGGAATAAAGATTTTGATAATGATATCATTTTGAATGGTGCTTTTTCAAAGTCAATTCGAGATAGAGGGGTGAACGGAACTAATGAAATTTTTTATCTGAATCAGCACAATTGGGCGCAACCTTTAGGTAAACCAACTACTTTATTAGAAGATGATAAAGGGCTTTATTTCGAGTCAAAAGTTACTGACGCAACATTCGGTAAGGATGCGTTAATTCTCTATTCTGAGGGGCTGGTAAAAGAGCATTCGATAGGATTTGTAACGATGAAAGAAAGTTGGGTTAAGCCGACTGGACAATTTGATGAACTTACCTATCGTGAAATNTCAGAGGTAAAATTGTACGAAGGATCAGCCGTNACATTGGGNGCAAATAGTCAGACACCCTTTACAGGATTCAAATCNAAAGGTTACAATTACAACGTAAAGGAAAATGATGTAATGATTTCGAAAATCGTCAAATTACTGAGAAATGGAAGTTTGACAGATGAAACATTCACTCAATTAGAACTCGCATTGAAGCAATTACAAAGATATTCTTTTGAACTAGGTAAAGAATCACTCTTGGAAAGTGAGCCGCTACTAGATAGCACTCAGAAACGAAAAGAGCCGATTATAGTTGATGTAGATTCAGTCTTTTATAATTGGTTAAACTAAACTTAAAATACTAAAGAAATGACACCAGAAGAAATTCAAGCTAAGATCGAAGAAAAAGCCAAATTGCTATTTGATGCAGGAAAGGCAACCACTTTGGAAGAAGCAAAATCTATCGCAGTAAAATTGCTATCTGAAAAAGATTCAGCATTTGACTTGCAAATAAAAGGCCTGAAAGATTCTATGGATGCTAAGGATAGAGAGCAAAAGGAAGCTATTGCAGGTCTTACTGTTAAGTTGGATGAGTCTGACAAGGCAAGGGAAGAGGCATTGACTAAAATGAATCGAATCCAAAATAAGGAAAGAGAAGCTAGAAAGTCAACTATTCAATCAGCACTATACGATTCATTTGATGAGCATCAGGAGACTTTGAAAAATTGGGCGCATAGCAAAAAAGCGTTCGAAATTGAAATGAAAGCAGTGGGAAATATGGGCGTAGTTGCTGGTTCAGTAGCTCCAGAATTTAACGCACCCGTGGGTGTTGCTCATGAATTGGTTCACGCTAGGAATGTTATTCCAGTTTCTCCGACTAATTCAAACCTAATCAAGTATATTCAATTCACTAGAAAAGAGGGTTCTATTGCTCCAGTTGCAGCAGGTGCAGCTAAGCCAGCATTTGATTATACCCAGACCGTAAAAGAGGCTGCTGTTCGCAAAATTGCAGGTCACTTGACGGTTCACGATGAGTTCTTAGAAGATGTGATCGGGGCTAGAGATTTCCTTGCTACTGAATTGCCAGAGGCTTATTTGGATGTAGAAGATTCTCAGATTTTCAAAGGTGATGGTACAGGCGAAAATTTGAATGGTCTTTATACTGCGGCCACAGCTTTAACGCTTCCAAAGGGAACAGTTAATACAGGGTCTAATTCGTGGGATAAGATCGCTGCTTCATTGGCTCAGGTTCGTAGAAATCTAAGGGCTACTAGTGCGATTTGGGTATCTCCAGAGGATTATATGGAATTGCTAATTAACAAGGGTGATACTAGTGATTACACTTATCCAATCCAATCTGATGCAACGGGTCAGCTAAGAATAGGTGGAGTTCCAATCTTTCAGCATTCCGTATTTGCTCAGAATCAAGGATTGGCGGGTGATTTTGTAAGAGGAACTAGAATCTTCCAAAAAATGGGAATGACTGTAAAATTTTCTACAGAGCATGCTAGTAACTTCACAAGTAACCTGACTACTGTTCTGATCGAAGGTAGAATAGCCTTACCAATTTACTACCCAGAATCTTTTATAAAGATTGATTTTGAAGTAGTTGCACCGGTATAGTAGTAAAATAAATTAAAAAGGGCTAGTTAATTCTAGCCCTTTTTTTTTATGTAAAAATTTATCGCTTTTTCTTTGGTAGTATGGATTTGATTGATTAATATTGGATAATTATTACGGAAAACGGTATCGGGCTTGGCGAAGTGGCTTTTGTGCGTTGGCTTGTGTGTCGGAAGCCATTTTTCCAAACCCGTGTTATAACCAGTATGGATTATTTAGCAGAAACTTAAATTGAAATACTAACAAAAAAATTAAAAGAAAAAAGCGATGGCAACAACAATTAGAAACGAAAAACTTTTTTGCCTTAACTGCGGTGGTGAATTTGCATTGCAATATCCAATTCCAATTGATGGTATGAGTAAAAAAATAAAAGCATTTGACAGCTTACATAAAGATTGTAAACCAACTTGGACTGAACCATTAGCAGACCAGAGTAAAGATGTAAAAGAAAAAGCTATGTGGTGGATTGGTAATGGACACGTTGGGAATAGTTCAAAAACAATGTGGAACTGTTTAATCGGAAATTCCGATTTTCCAATAAATCACCCATACGACCCTGATGATTTTAGCAGATGTTTGAAATTATTAGAAGCAGTTCCCGAATGGAAAAACGAATTACAAAAGCTAAAACCATTATCAAGGCAATGGAGTAACCTTGTAGATAATTGGGATAAGCTAACCGAATTTTACGAAGATATGCGAAAGGTGAAAAAGGCAAATGGGATGTATGAATTTATGCAACCATTAATTAAATAGCGTGGTGGGTGGGCTTTTTTGTTTAAATTTTTGAACGATAAAGTTAATTCGGAGTAGTCCACCCCTATTGGTTATAACGTTGTTGCGGCTTTCTTTAGTGCCGACTTTTGAAAACTAAACTTTCAACTTAAAATAAATATTATTATGAAAACAGAANACGATTTACCANAAAACGAGGCATTGAACAAAACCGCTGTTACCAACAGTACGGATGTAATAGAAAAATTTGTTAGTAGTTGGAGAAAATCGGATAAACACCCTTGTCCTAGATGTGGTAATAAATTAGGTATGCCTGAATATAAATGTGAACCATGTAATCTAAAACTTAAATTGAAAATGAGATTTTAGTATTGTTGGTAACGTCCGAGTGTATGGTAAGTGGCAGATAAACAAGCCAAATACATCCCGCATAAGACCAAAATTAACTGAAACAAAACAATTATTAATTAATCACAATTACTGCCATTTACTATACACGATGTTATATGATGGCTTTTTATTTACAAACCTTTAAATATAAAAAAATGAAACAAGAATTTGAAATGCAACAAGAAGAAATGGATAAAATAATTTCCATTAATAAAGGTAATTCCAATACGGTCATGATGATTGGAGGGGTTGATTTTAGTAATAATTTAACAGAAGCGATAAATGCTTATTGGAAATTATTAGGCGATAAATATGGTTTTGAATACCAAACAGCTGAAGGTAGTTCTAAAGGTAAACTATTCTTTTTGGCAAAACCAAAACCAATTGTAGTTCCAAAAACACAAACGCAAATTGAAATTGACAAATACATTGGAAATGCAAAAGGCTATTTGAATTACAATGTTAAAGAATCTTTACTGAAAATAGTAAATCAGTTAGAAAAATGTGGTTACGAATGCGAAGGTGGTGTAATGAAAAACAATATTGCTTTTTTAGCACTAAAAGAACTTAGTAGCACTCTTTAAGCTATCATATAACGGCCGCAGACATAATCAGTGCGATAATTTAAANTAAAAAATATTATGAAATACATATTTGCAAAGAATATTAACGGGAGCGGAGAAGCTGGTATTATAGAATTAGATTCTATGGAAGTGATGTGTCTATGTACAGAACCTAAATCGGAGCTACTACTCAAAGCATTGAGTATGTCTGATGTTGTAAAACCGTTAATCTGTAAAAAATGTGATGGGTACTACGGAATTAACATCAACCATAAATGTTTTAAGTGTCTTGAGCCGTTGATTTGATTAATGTTTTACAACTTTGAGTGTATGAAATGTAGCCCATACACAGACCAACGGATTAATAACTAAACTTTATTAGGCTATTTTTTATACACATTGTTAGCGTTCGTTTTTAA